GATGGGCTAAGTACTAACCTTGCAATTTTCCCAATAGGAAGAATTTATGTCGATTCGCTTACTGCTACTTTATATGTAAGAAATACCGATGTAGGTGTTGCGGCAGATTGGGTAGAAGGTGGCAGTGCAGGGGATAGTTTTTACGGAAACGATGGTACCTTAACCGGGGATAGAGCAGTTGCACTTAATGGGAATAGTATAAGTTTTAATCAAGGGGTAAATTCATTTTTATCATTAGACCCAACGGCAAATGCAGAATCTGCAACATTACAAGCGTATAATACAACAGGTAGCGATAATAGTGCCGTATTCCAGGCGGTAACAACGGACTTAACCGCAGAAGTAGATATTTCAGCCTTCTTTAATGGCGGCGCAAAAGCAGCAACTATTGAATTGCTAACCGATACCACAACGTCAACAATAGACTATACAGCAGATCAGCATATATTTACTGGTAATGTCGGCATTGGGCTAACGCCAGTAACACGTTTTCAAGTTGAATCAGCTACACCATTTGTTGATGCACTAAGAATTGATTTAACAACAGATGCAGAAGATGCGCTATTAAGAGCGTATAATGCTACTGGCAGCGATAATTTAGGTTCCACTTATCATACTGCAAGTGCTACGTCGGGTACATTTACCTCAACAGCTTCATTTAATGGCGGTGCTAAGGTAAGCACCATATTCGGTTCTGCTAATACCTCAGATGCAACCATAACACATACAGCAGACAGGAGTATATTCAATGGAAGATTATTAAAAAAACAAGGTGCAGATGTAGCAAGTGCAGTAGGTGCTATAACATTAGGAAGTGGTGGCAATGTATTTGAGATAACAGGAACAAGTGCAATAACATTAATAGCAAATACAAACTGGCAGAACGGCTCTGCGGTTACATTACTATTCACATCAACTGCATCTTTAACCGATGGCGTAGCCAATAGCGGTTCAAATATAGGCTTTGAATTAGCCGGTGGTGCAAACTTTACAGGAAGTGCAGACGATGCCATTACGCTTGTATTAAGTGAAATCGGAGGAACACAAAGATGGAGGGAATTATGCAGATCAGTAAATTGATGAAGAATATAATAACTATATTATTATTACTTGTGTGTTTAAATGCAAATGCTACAGATTACTACGTAAGCAATGCTGGAAATGATGCCGCGAATGGTTTAACGACCGGGACAGCGTGGCAAACAATTTCAAAAGTAAATAGTACTTCATTTTCTCCCGGTGATAATATTTATTTCCAAAGAGGTGGAATATGGAGTGAGCAATTAAACTTTCCATCTTCAGGAAGCTATGGCATCCCAATAACTATTTCTGCCTATGGCGCAGGGGTAAGGCCAATTATTGACGGTGGGTTAATCAGGCAATACGGCATTTATGTAAGCAAGAAAAGCAATTTGGTTATCAGCGATATTAATGTGATAAATTGTTTATACGCAGGGATACGCTTAGATGGTTGCGGTATGTACAACGGGAACCCAAATACTTATTTTCAAGGCAATAGCATCATCGAAAGAGTTTCGGCATCAAATTGTGTAATATTTGGGATAGTAACCGGCAACGGGTATTCAAATGCCACAATAAGAAATTCCGTTGCCTTTTCTAATGGTAATGGTTTTTATTCAGATGGTCAGGCTAATTATACATTATTTCAGTATGATACATCGTGGGGTAATAAAAGAAGGCTAACCACTCCGCTAACAGACGGCGATGGTTTTGGAGTTTATAAGTCAAGTTTTAATACAATTGAGAATAGCCTGTCTTACGAAAATAAAACAGGGTTTGGCATTGAAGTGGATTTAGCCGATACTGATTCGGCAATTATCATAAGGTATAATAAATGCTACCTTAACGGGTCGCAGCTAGAAGGCTATGGCATCGCTACTGGTAATTTAATTGGTGCAACTAATCTCGTTTATTATAATCTGTGTTATCTAAACGGCAATGACCCTGTAGATCAAATGGGTAGGGAGATACAACACCATGACGGTAATATCTCATTTACAAATAACACTCTCTACACAACAGGGACAGCACTTGCTTACGGGTTTACACTATTTGATGCAGGGTCAGTAACCTTAAATAACAATATAGTTTTTTCGGTTGGTGGGAATAACCGAAGATGCGTAAGAAGGTTAAATACTATAGTTCTTACATCAGACAATAACCAATTCTACAGCACTGCAACGACTCCTTTTTTAGATGGGGTAACCGGGTATTCCTTTACAGGCTGGAAAGCGTTAGGCCGTGATACCATGAGTTTATTCAGCGACCCTATAATTGGACTGGCTTTAAAAATAATATCATTGGAAGATACTATAACTGCCTTACAACTGAGGGTGGATAATTTAAAAGCAATATCAACTACAACTACTATAATTGAATAAAATGTATAGCCAAGACCAGGTAAATATTATAATCAATTCTTACTCACAAGAGATAGTAAGACTATTAGACAAAGTGGTGGCTAAGGATTTAAAGATTGCTGAATTAACTAAACAAGTAACTGAGTTAAAAAATCAGGATGGAGCAAAAGAACGAGTTTAAGGAACCAGACATATTATTTCTAAACTTCGCCGATAACAAACGGCCGGAGTTCAAAGAAGTTAAATCTAAAGACTGGATTTTATTTGGCGAGGATAATTTATTTCCTTTCCACCTTTTGTACTTATACGACAAATCTTCTAATCACGGAGCAATCGTAAACGGAAAGACTAAATATATTTATGGTCAGGGTTTCCCGGTAAATGAAATTGTAAATCTTAAAGGTGAAAAACTGAACCAAGTCTTTAAAAGAGCTATTAAAGAAATTGAGATTTTTGGTGGGTTTTATTTTGAAGTTATATGGAATTTCGGAGGTAAAGCGCAGATTTGCAATATACCTTTTGAGACAATCAGAAAAGCAAAAGATAAAGCCGGGTACTTTTATAAAAAAGACTGGAGGTGTACCGATAGAAAAGAACCTCCCAGATACATTCCCCCATTTGACCAAAATAATAAAATAGGCGCACAATTATTTTGTTATCGAGAATACCGACCAGGGTGTGATATTTACCCTTTACCCGAGTACTTTTCGGCTTTGAACGACATTGAAACCGATGTAGAGATTTCAAAGTATAATCTGAGTGTGATTAAGAATGGAATGTTCGGAAGTAAAATGATTAGCTTTTTTGACGGGACACCACCGGATGAAATAAAGAAAAAGTTAGAAAAAGACTTTAGAAACAAATTCGCCGGATCGGAAAACTCAGGACGGTTCATGTTGGTTTTTAACAACGACCCTACTAAAGCCCCGCAAGTTCAGGATTTGTCCACTAGTCAATTGCCAGACCTTATGAAGCAATTAAACGCTGACATTCAAGCTGAGATTTTCACAGGCCACCAGGTTACGTCTCCGATGCTCTTTGGGGTGAAGACAGAAGGCCAATTAGGGGGAAGAACAGAAATGGTTGACTCGTATGAAATCTTTAAGAATACTTACGTCAACGATAAACAACAGGCAGTTGAGGAAGTGTATGATTTTCTTTCCCCCTTTATCGGCCAGCCTCCTGCCCAAAAGTTAATTCCTGTAGAACCTATTGAACCTTTAGAAGTGCAAGCTCCAATAAACACAGCACTTCCGGTAAATGAGAACATGAAAAATCTTACCGGAAGGCAATATCAAAATGTCGAAAGGATAATCAAGAAATACAAGACAGGAAAGTTACCTAAACCACAAGCCGAAACTATGCTTCGGGCTGGGCTGGGATTGACAGACGACGAAATAAACACATTTTTAAGTTTCGCTCAAAGCGAACGGGAAGAAGAAGTAGCTGAAATGTTTTCTTTCGTAGGCAAACAAAAAGAAGATTACGTTATTCTAAAAACAAAACACGGGTTTAAAGATTTAAGAGAAAATGATTCTTCTATCGTGAATTTAATAGGCAAAGACAAAAGGATCACTCCTGAAGTAATTGCTAAGACAATAAACGAGTCGGTTGCTTATGTACGTGGAAGGATAGAAGTTCTTAAAGATGCCGGTGTTCTCACAGAGAGCATCCAAACAATCGGCGTAGATACAATTATTGAACATTCTATAAATCCGGAACAAATTGATTCCAGGGTTCCGCCTGAAACTGCGGATGTGTTTATAAGATATTCATACGAACCAAAACCAGGCTTAGAACCTATCATCGAAACTACACGACCTTTTTGTAAAAGGCTTATAGAATTGGACAGACTTTATACAAGGTCAGAAATAGAAAGTATTTCACAAAGGGTTGGGTTTTCGGTTTGGGATCGTAAAGGCGGATTCTGGGGCGAAAAAGAAGAATGTCGTCACAGGTGGGTTAGCAACATAGTAATCAAGAAAGGAAAGTTTGCATCACAACCAAATGGAGTTCATGTGACGAAACCCGAATTAGAATTAGCTGATTTAAATAATAGTGATTTTGAAAAAGCGGATTCATTTGCAATAGAAGAGGCTTTATATAGCAGGGAACAGGTTTTAGATGATCTTAATAGTTTAAAAGAATTAAGTGATTTAATATGGAAACAAGCGTAGCAATGAACGTCGTACTTCAATCAAAAAGGCACAAAGAATTATTAGAGGCATTTAATAAAATAAAGCCTATAGATGGCACTCCTGAGACTATTAAAGCTATTGCAGAATTAGGTAAGAAGATTGAAGGATTCGTTTCTGCTGTGAAAAGTATTCCAGCTCCAAGTGTAAGAGTTGAACCTCCTAATATAAAAGTAGAACCAGCTAAGTTATTTTTTAGTCAGGAGAAACTAGAACGATTAGCACAAGAGATTTTGGATACATTAAATGAGATTAAAAAACCAGTAGAATGGGTGCATCAGGTAACAAGAGACAGGGACGGGATGATAAGTAAAATAACTTCAAAAGCAAAAAATAATGGCAGATAATGTTACGCTAAACATACCAGATACTTCAGGAGCCGTTATAGCAACCGATGAAGTAGGTGCAGCTCAACACCAATTAATAAAAATTGAATTTGGCGTTGATGGAGTAGCTACTATGGTAAGTGCATCAGATCCGCTACCTGTTACCGCAGCTTCATTACCGTTACCTTCCGGAGCAGCAACAGCAGCAAATCAACAAACAGACGCTTTAACTGATACCGAATTAAGGGCAACTCCCGTTCCGGTTTCTGCTACAAACTTAGACATAAGGGATTTAACTAGTGCCTCTGATTCAATTTTAATGTATGGTTCAGACGATGGAGGGACTACAAAAAGAGTAATAAAAACGGATTCTGCTGGTGTTATTACGGTACTTCCTATCGTCGCAGGGACTACAACAGGAACTATTGATGCCGACGAGGAAGCAATTACTATCACTTTAACCGCTAATGTTGCCACAGTAGGGGTTTATGTTTCTGGCACTTATACGGGGCAATTAGAATTTGAATCTACAATAGACAATACAAATTGGTTTGCACATGATGTACAAAGCGGGGTAGGAAATTTTGTAAATGCTACTACGGGTACTGGTAATTTCATTGCGCAAATAGGTGGCTTTTTAAAATTCAGGGTAAGAGCTTCGTTTTTTTCATCAGGAGCAGCAATAGTCACATTAATTGATTCATTGGGGGCGCATATAGTAAACATTGCTCCTGGAGATGCTGTAATAGGTCACGTTATTGTAGATAGCATATCAGCAACAGATTTAGACGTAAGGAATCTTGTTTTTGCAACTGATAAAGTTGACGCAAGCGGGACAACACTTGGCGCAAATTCAGGCGTTGATATTGGAGATGTTACAATCAATAACGCTACGATTGCGGTTACTCAATCAGGCACATGGGATGAAGTTGGTATAAACGATTCCGGCAATTCAATAACTGTTGACGCTCCAATAGGAACACCGGTAAACGTTCAGGTAGGTAACGGTACATTAGCAGCAGGTGTAATTGATGAAACGGGCGCAAGTGCTGTAGATGCTTTAGCAGTTGGTGGTGGTACAGCCCACGATGCAGTAGATAGCGGCAATCCGGTAAAAGTAGGCGGTAAGGCTCTTGATTTAGGGGCAACACCAACAGCAGTAGCGGCCAATGACAGAACAAATGCGGCCTTTATGAGAAATGGGGTGCAATTTGTTTTAGGTGGTCATCCAAATATTCTTAGTCAGAATGTACAAATAACAGATGCCGATGGAGCGCAAACAGATTTATCATTAGTAGGAACAATAGCCGCAGGTACTTCTGTTGTCGTTACAAAATGTTCAGTAATGGCAGATAAGGCCAATACAGTAGATGTATCAGTAAGAATAGGATTTGGCACAGCAAATACTCCCGCCGCAGATGCAGCAGGAATTATATTGTTTCATCCTGGCATAGCTGCTGGT